CCGAGGATCTCAATATTGCGTTGATAGTTTTCCGCAACGGTCCTGTTCCAAAGACCGATAAGATCATCACCGCAGATCTGGTGATCGCCCTTACGGGCGCCCGCTCGGTGAGCAGCAAAAGCATTGAGGACGGATAGGATTGTCCAACTCGGTCCTAAGCCCATCAGAGCACCACACGTGGTCGTAAGACCTGGCCGCGTGTAGAACCAAGAACCATCCGGTTTCTGGTGCATTACCGTCTCAATCTCTTGCGGAGCAATTACATTGTCTAACGCATCGTACCACCACGAAGGTAGCTCTGAAATGTTTTCCGTGATACAGTTTATCACGAAGCGAGCCAGCTCGATGGATATTGGATCCGTCGATTTCGCTAGGTCGGCGCTGAACAGCTCTGCCGTTAAATCGTCGGTCTCTAGATTTAGAGGCTTGTTCTTCAGAGCTACTTTCGTTTGGAACGATTTTCCGAGGTAGGCTAAGAGGAATCGCGTCATAGCACGTGCTTGCCATACTATCGAGGCAGTATGCACGGTCGCGATTCTTACCTTACCGCTTTCGTTGACTAGAGTGAGAACTCTGCAGCGTCTTTGGTTTGGTCCATCCTCGACAGCTCGAGTAAATGCGTGCTCGATGCTGTTCGTTCTTTCCGAGTCGAGTTTTGCCTGTACGCCAACATCTGCGTACGCCGCGAGGTAATCTTCGTAGCTATCCGGCGCTAGATGTTGTGGAAGCGGACCGTCGAACCCGTAAGTTGGTTCGATATCTCCTCCATACATCTGTAGCGCTACCAAGGTACCGCCTTGAGCAGCCGATCGCTCTAGGCACGCTTTGGTACCCGGGAACGGTAGCTGCAGCAGTATCTTTGGCGCTTGTCTGCGACCGAAGGTCTGTCGTATGAAGACTCGTAGCTCCTCCAAAACTTCCGGAGGTGGCATCGGTGTCTCGGTTGTGATACGATCGATCGCTTCGCGTTCTTCCTTGTCTATATCTACTTGAGGGGGTGCCGCGACGTTTATTCCGCGCACTAAGGTAGAGGCGAGAAACATTGCCTCCCTAGTTTTCCCAAGGATAGTATCGATTTTCGGTAGACGAGGGTCGAGGCGACCGTACATGGAAGCGAACCTGCATTGGTTCGAGAACTGCTTAGCTGCGATCCTAACACCTTTGCAGATGAAGTGTATAAGTATATCAGTATACGCCCTCATCATGCGTCGGTAGCCAGGAGAGAACAACTTCGCTCCTATTGGAATTCGACCTACGGTCATTTCCAACGCTGCCCTTATCGCGCTCCAGTTCTTCTCAACTTCCTTGAAGTTAGACACGAGAAGCTTATCTAGCTTCTCTCGAAATCCTGTCATGTCAACGTTTTCGTTGACATTTCCCCGACCGCACATGACGTCTGACGCCCTGAGTCCGAAACCCAGAGCTGCGTCCGTCACATCGATCAGGCTATAAGTACCGCGTGCGTAATACCTAGAATGTGAGGTATTTTGACCATCAACGCGTGAAAGCCGATCCAACAACTTCACAGTACTCCGTCTTAAGAGAACTGTCTTACCCAAAGCACAGACAGAATGTAACGAACTGAGAACTTCTTTCCTAACGGCGAGAGGAACTCGGGGAGTATGTCTGTTACCATCCGTGCGATGCGTACGTAGAGTTGTATTCGGTGCCGCCTTCAGCGGTACCGGAAGTGCAGACCTGTTATCAGGGGTGATTAACTTAGATCCAATCCGTTTCGGCGTCTTAGACCTAGTCGAAGCGACTTTCACTCCTGG